TAAACGCCAGTAAACTTAATGCCTCTTTCAGCAGCTCCTCTACCACGGCTTTTACCTTTACCTGCTCCAGGCTTTGGTCCTTTGGAAGTTGCTACTGTTTTTTGTTTTGCGTAAGGAACAAATCCTTGGTCCTTTATTTTTTCACCTTTATCTGCCATTTTTAGCTCCTAATAATATTCTTTTAGTCTGCGCGGATAATTATCCTGTAGATCATCGTCAGATTCTAAACCAATAAATCCTCCCTGTCGATAACGCATTAACGCTTGCGTAGTGGAGTCTACCAAATCATCGTGATCTCCGAAAGGGAAAGCCGCACATTCCTCCACCAATTCTTCCGCCCAACGCGTCTCGGGAACATACACCATGCCTGATTCCAACATCGGTGCAACTGCATTTACCCTCGCAATTTTATCCTGTCCTTTGCCGGGTGAGTAATTCACCACTGGAATTCCAGAATGTCGCAGTTCGTCGGTTAGCGGTAGCCCACTCGCCTTAGCTTCTACGATTACGGTATCTGGATCCCAGTATTGATATTGATCGTACGCTTGCCTTTTCAACTCTGGAAAATCCCACCGACCTTTCTTTACGTCGAGTAACAATAGAGCTGGTCTCTGGGACCCCTCGTCTGGGTAGAATACGCACCACGTCGTTATAGCAGAGAAGTCAGCTGTTTCTGTTTTGGTATAAGCAGTATCGTACGACTGTATAACGTATTGCATTTGTGGAACTTCATCACTTTTCCAAGTCTTCCACCACTCCCTTTTTAAAATAGCACCTTCTTCAGAAGTAGGATTTTGCATCCACTGTGCTTCCCACTTACTTACAGGTATAGAGGCTTTTACCCCTTCCAATTCTTCTATCTTCCAATATTCAGGCCATAAAGGTTTGTGGCTATCGGGAAATATAGCTGGGAATTCCACAACTTCCCACTGGTCGGCGTGGTCTTCTACTTGTCTGCTAAGAAGTCTGCCAGTTAAATCTTTGACTGACCACCTTGTCATCACAATAACAATAGCACCGCCCGGTTGTAACCTTTGTCGTGGTCCAGATGAATAATAGTCCCAAGCGTTGTCTAGGGCCGTGGGCGAGAGGGCATCTTGCTCTGAGTGAATATCATCCAACACAAGTAGATCCGCACCACGTCCTGTTACCGCACCGCCAATACCTGAATAGAACGCTTCGCCACCGCCATTGGTCTCCCACCTTCCCGCCGATTTACTATCCGCCTTTAGTTGTACGCCCGGAAATACCTCTTGATAAGCTGGTGAGTCGATTAAATCTCTGACTTTTCTACCGAAACGGAAGGCTAATTCAGCGGTGTGTGTTATTTGCATGACCTTCAACTTTGGATTACGGCCCAAGATCCATGAAGGAAAGAATGTAGATGCGAATTCAGACTTAGTATGTCTAGGTGGCATATTGACAATAAGTCTTTTTAGGTCTCCTTTTGCGACTCTTTCTAGCTTCTCAGCAAATATCTGGTGATGCCTGCCTTCCACAAAGTCTGGCCACATGTGTTTTATGTATCGAAGGAACTTATCTTGCCCCTCCCTTTGAAGCTGCTTAGCGTTCAAGGCCTCTGTTAGTTCAAGTAATTCTTTTGTAGCATCAGGGTATTGCTCTGCTAACCGCTCCAAGTCTATATCGTAGGATGCCTTCGCCATCAGTTCAACTCCTTTAATGTGATTATATTTTTACACCACCAGTATAATTCGTCTTCTGTCAAGTTATGCTTCAAAATATTTACTCTACTGCAAACCAATTGTACATTATTTGGCAAATAACCGTTATGGGGATCTATACGATCAATACTAGCATTCAATTCCTTTCTTCCGCCTCCGTCTTTTTGCCACGTCATAAAAACACCTGATAAAGCACATTTGCCCTCTTGTTCATGCCACAACGCAACAATGTCTATGGCTTCTATGTTCCATTCAATCCCTGAATTTCTTCTAGCTGATTTTGCTTGAGTGTATAGATGTCTTAAATATTTTTCTGGGGAGGAGGATTTCTTACGATTTGCAAGTTTGGTTCTACAGGATTTACAAACACTACGAAAATATTTTCCTTTCGGATTTGAAGTGATTTCAAAGTCTTCTTCTGGCAGTTCTTGTTTACAAGCTGTGCAGATTTTCATGCCAAATTTTTTGAAATTTTAAAATTTTTTGAACCCATATCGTTTTTGACTTTTTACATAATGAAGGGGGTCGACTTATTTGTCAAAGTTTCTGGATATTCTGTCTATGTCTGTTTTCTTCTCTTTAGACAAAACACCCAAGGAACAGCACAAGGGGGGTTGGGTACCTCACTTCGTTCGGCCCTTGTGCTGTTCCTTGGGTGTTTTGGGGTTTCGCGCGTGCGCCCAATGTATACTTATGGGATATATTAGTATATACTTATATGTATTCATTAATAACTAAAGGAGAAAATATGAATACAAAAGCAAAACTAATAAAGTGCCTAAACCAATCGTTGGAGATTCAAAGCATGGCGAAAGACATTGGCACTGAAGAAGCCAAAGCCAAAGCCGATGAAACTTGGGAAATGGCACTGAAACTTGTAGGCGATACTGCTGATACGTTAGAGAAGTCGGTAAAATTGCTTGAGCAAATGAACGGACGTTATGGAGTGAAGTCATGAGTGAAATAGAAAAAGGAATACCAATGCCACGCTTTACACATAATACCGCGAAAATAGATCATATATCTAATTTTTTTGACCACGCAGAAGTTGGAGATAGTATAAGAGTTGAAACTAGTATTGATGCAATGAATTTTCTTAACAGATTGAACTCTAGGAAAGTTGCTAAAACTCTTAAACCTATTGATGCAAACTATAAAATCTCTTATAGAAAAATGTGTGATGAAGAAGGCACGGAGTATTATCGAGTATGGAGAACGCAATGAGAATGACAGAAGTATTTATTGAAGTCGAAGCAAAGATCCTTGAGCATCTTCCATACTGCGAATGTATGGAAGAACTCATGGATAGATTAATGGCTTCATCTGTTGCCAAGTATGGCAGAGAGATGATGATACCCTTAGTCGAAGAAATTTGGTTCGAGCATTGTTCATAGGAGATAATATGTTAAATTTAAACATACAAATTGAATCAGAGTTATCTCCCTTAGCAGAAAGGATGGGCGATTTAAGAAGAGTAAGACAAATAGTAGAGCAACATTTAGATATTGCTCTTAGTCCATCTAGTTATACGGAAGAAGAACTAATGACATCATGCACATTACTTGAAAACTCTATGAAAGATTTTAATCTTAATGTAGAGATTATTGAAACGTAATCACCCCAAAAGGAAAGGGAGGGCATTTGCTCTCCCTTTTTTCGTTAGGCCTAAATCTTTCTTTCTTCATATAAGAGACGCAAGGCACTCACTTCGTTCGTACTTCATAAAGAAATTTTCGCGCGAGCATGAACAATACAAGCATAAAAAAGGGCGACATTGTCGCCCTTTTTCAATGTGCCAGCATCT